CACGTCCAACATTCATTTCGTTTATTCATTTTTTTCATTTTACTCCTTTACTATCTCTTTATATATTTATTTTTCAAACCAATCACTAAACTTAACCAACACTACGCCCATCCAAAACAAGAGTGCCAGAGCCATAGCTGATAGTAATATTAATAGTAAGTAGTTCATTTACTCCTCTATAATCTTACCATCCTTAATCTTACCTAATCTTTCTAGGGTCTTGATAGCTTCACTGGCTTCATCTCCTTCTAGCTTAAAGTCAAAATCATCAAGGTCTTGCTTAGTGTAACCTTCATCATATTTGTCCAAATCAATAGTATAGCTCAAAAAGTGAACATCTCCACAGACCCCTAACACTTTTCTTTTTTCACCATTTTCACCCACTAACACATCACCTTTTTTGTACATAGTATCTTTTATTAATTGTAAATCTTCTTCGTCATAGCTGTTGTACCGTCCATTGTCCCATCCAACTTTCCAGTCAAGGCCTGTAGCATCACTAATTATCGTTCCTGCTATCTTTCCGTGTTTTCCACCCCATAGAGGGTTCCGTTCGCAATCATCCCACCTATCACCCACATACTTTACTCTATCGCCTATTTTCATTTAATCCTCCAAGTCTTTTAATTCTTCTTTTAGATTTTTAATCCTATCAACCCTTTGTTGTTTTAATCGCTTTTTGGTATTGGCAACCATTGGTTGCAACTTAGCTCTGTAAACTCTATTCATTTTTCTTACATCAGGATATTTGATATCAGAAAAGTTCTGGATTTCATCACTGAGGTTTGGAATCTCGAAAAAGTTCTCGTAGCAATCAAACTCCATTGTCCTTCTACCACCAGTTATGATTGAGCAACAGACATACTTACCATTGGTGTGCAGTTCTACACCATCAGAACCACGTTCTTGTAAAATACCTTTTTCATATGTATCGTTCTCGAATTCACCCAGCGAAAGAACGAAATTTGCCAATCCCCTTACAATTTCCCAATCTGTTTTCCTTTTACTCATAATTCTACTTTATTCGGGTATCAACCCATTTATTTTAAACTTTTTTATATACTTATCGTTTGTTTTTCTAACAGGTTCGTTTACTGGTCTGTATCTTGCTTGATACTCAACCTGCTTAAACTCTCGCTGTCGTTGTGTTTCTTTATCTATTAAGTCAGGATTGTCTTTCTGGACCTTGCGTCTAGCCCTAGTGATACTCTCGCTACTGGTAGCTTTAATTATATCTAAGGCACTCTTACAACCATCATATTTCTGCCAATACTTCATACAGAGAGCATTATCTAGCTTTCTAGTTTCTGGGTACTTCTTAAGCAAGTTTTTTATTCTTGGTTCTATCATTTCTCCCCTTTCCACCACTCCCATAGTTTTTTGGTAGCTAGGAATATATCTAGTTTTTCGTTAGTTTCGTGGAAGGAGTATGTTCCATCGTTTTTCAACAGTAATACACCTGTTTTATCTATTTTGTATCCCATTTCTTCACAGGCTTGTTTGTAAGCGACTAGCTGAAGCCCAGACTCTGGGTATACTCCAGAAGTTGTCTTTATATCTACTATCCAAACCTTTCCCTGTTTGTCCTCCATAATTATATCTAACGTACCAGCATACTTGTACTTATCAGAATATATTTCTTTTTCATTCTCTTTTATCTTCGGGTCTGTTTGCCCAAGAAAAGAAACAAAAGCATCTGCGTATGGTTTAAGCTCTTTTCTAATAGTTACCTTCCCACCTTTTTTGTAAGTCTCAACAAACTTATGGACATCACTTCCTCTAATACCAGCTTTCTTTTTAGCACCATAAATTGATTTAGAAGCCTCTTCTTCTGAGATAGAAGGGTCTTTCAATGCGGCTTTAGCGGCAGTTTTAGCTGCCCAATACATCAGGGCTGGTTTAGCTATAACTTGTAGCACAGTAGTTACTGATACATATTCTCTACCATTTGGGTCACCATTATCTAGGTAGTAGTAACCATTTCTTCTTTTAGGAATTTTTTTGTTTGTTTTCATTATAATACTTTTTAAATGCTTTTTCTGAATCGAAGAATGGAAAGTAGTGGTTTGTTTCTGCATCAAATTTTTCTATTTCTTTGCCTCTCTTTGAGTCCTCTCCCAGTATTAGCCTAATCCGATTTAGTTCCCCGTATATCTGAAGTAGAACCCCAGTAACGTTTTCTCTCTCATAGTCTTTCTTGTTCATTTATAATGTTTAAAGTTTTAGTAATTTTGTCTTTAATCAGGTCCTTAATGAATTTTTCTAATGTTTCTATCTGGGACTTTTCTGACATCGACATACTAATGCTATTAATATCCCATTTACCATCGTTTTCCGCCCAATAACTTATATCTACATCTCCGTCTTCGTATTCAAAACTACTTAGTTCGAATTTATTTTTTTCTTTCTTGTTCATAGTGGTATGTCGCCAATGTTTACCTCTTTCTCCTCGTCATATGCCCCTATTGGTGGAGTTTCTTGTAATTCTGCTGGTCTAGTATCTTGGACTGGTGTTGCTGGTGCTTGAGTGGGTGTTTGTGGTGCTTGAGTGGGTGTTTGTGGTGCTTGAGATGCTTGAGTGGGTGCTTTAGTTTGTGGCTCTGGCTGAGCTGGTGCTGGCTGAGCTGGTGCTGGTGCTTGATAGCTAGGAGTATCTGGCAACATCCAAACACTATTTGCTTTAACTTCAAGTTCAGTTCCTGAGCCATCCTTAGACTTCTTTGACTTCACTTTACCTACTACCAGAACATTGTCGCCTTTTTTAAAGCTAGAGAGGCTCTCAGCGACTCGTGAGCTAGCTGAACACGATACATAGTCAGCACCTTCCTTGTCGCCAAACTTCCAATTACTGGCCACTGTGAAAAAAGCATACTTCCCCCATTTTCCGTCCCCAATGTAGGGGTCTTTAGTTAAGTTTCCTGATACAATTGCTTCGTTAATCATAATACTTTTTAATTATTTGTTTGTATTCTCTTTTGTATTTGGTGGTGTTTAACAGGTCTAGTTCATCGGCCGCCCTTACCCAGAAACTATTATCAACCCAGATATATTCTTTTAACATATCCAGTTTTTCTGGTTTCTTCCTTAGTAACTCTATCGCTCTTGCTAAGACAGCTACTATCAGTCTTGAGTATGCTCTTGGTATTCCTAGATTAGCGTGTTTTGGTACTGTATCGCACCCTCTGCAGATATTGTGCTTATTGTCTTTTGAATATTTATTGTTATTAAACTTACTCTCGTCTTTATACTCCCCACATATTAAACAACACTTCATAGTTCCCAGCACCTAAGAGACTTGCTTTCCCCATACTCGTCTGCTGGAATAAACATAGATTTCTCTTGTAAGTCTAGTTCTTTTGATAACCTGTCTTGTTTTATTAACAGTTCCTCTACCCAATGTTTATCTACTTTAGTCATAATAAGTTTTTTAATTTGATTTTAGTATACACCACCAGTAGTTAGTTGTCAAGCCCTCTATACACCGATAACTGTGGATAACTAGCACTTAACCACATTGACTATATATCAGTAATTTGCTATTATACAATCAATAGTTTGAGTTCTGCCAGACAACCAGTTAGTTTTAGAGTTTTACCTAGCTCGGGTGTTGGCAGAACCCAGATTATTAATAAAAAACTATGATTAAAACTCACTTTTTCGAAGTTAAAGACGCTAAAAAATACGGGGTAAACAAGGCTATTTTGCTTTATAATATCCGTTACTGGCTAGAAAAAAACAAAGCCAACAGGTCTAATATCAAAAAACACAAAGACAAACAATACTACTGGACATATAATTCAGCTCAAGCGTTTTCCAAGTTATTTCCATATATGGCCAGAAGTAGCATAAACAGGTGGCTAAAAGAATTAGAAAAAGACGGGATAATAATATCTAGCCAATTTAACAAAGCAAAATATGATAAGACAAAATGGTATACCTTACCAGAATATCAGACTAACAGAACCATTGCTCAAAATAAGCAATCGGTAGAGCAAAATGAGCAACCTATACCAAATATAAACACAAATAATAACAACCAAACTTGTAAAAAGCCTACAAATATCCAATTAATAGTAAAAAAATACGCGGAAGCAATACACGGAGAGCTAGATGAAAACGATTATGAGAAACTAAAAGAAAGCTATGGTCGCCACGCTAGAGACGCCAAAGATTTACTCTCGTTGTGTGATGGTAGTGTAGAAAAGGCGAGCGAGGCGATAGACCAGATTAAGAAATGGGCTGATAACGAGGGGTTAAGCTGGAACATAGGCACGGCAGTCAAGCGTTTCCACCAGTTAGACCCAAATGAAAGTAGAAAAGACAGGTATAAAAGAGAAACGGCAAAATATCCAACTTTACAGGAGATAATCAATGCTTCAAATAATTAATTATCTCGGTAAAAAATACGTTGTATCTCAAAGACCGAACGGAAAAGTTTGCGTTACCAACCTATCAATGCTAACAAAAGGCGACAAAATCTCGGCAAATGACATTATTGACCTACATATAAAATTAAAAGAATGTAATGACTTATCAAGAGAAGTTAGAACAACTAGGCGAGGCTAAGAACCTCAAAAACCCGATTGATAAAAACAAGTGTTATTTCTGTAGTAAGAAAAAATCTCGGCAACTTCTGGTAGAGTACTATGGAGGGGCAGTGAGAGAAGTTCCAGTATGCTCAGGCCACATCAGAGCCAAAAAAGCCCTTGACGAAAAAAACTACAAGGAAATAAAGGAAGTTAACTAAATCTCGTAAACTTTCGGTATCTCGGCAACTTTTGGTCATACAGACTCTCGATACATCTCGGCAACTTCAGCCCTTATCTCTTTTGGTAGCTCGGAGGCAACAACTCCATAAGTATCTAAACAGTAGTCGTTTATTTTGCTAGCAACTAAGTCTTTATCGTAGTATCTATCTTGTTTCATTATTCCTCCCCGTTTAGTAGCTTCTCTAACCTGTCATTAAAAGCCAGCTCTTCTCTAACCTTTTTAGAATTGTCAAGTAGGTTGTCTAAAAACATATAGGCCTTTTCAGTATCTTGACTATCAATAGCCTCTCTTAACTTTAGCAAGTCAACTCCAGCGTTTCGGTTCAGTCTCTTAATCTCTTCATTTTTTCTTTTCATTTTACTTTTATTTATTTTGATATTCTTTCGCCACCTCATCTATCCAACTCTCAAGCTTTAAAATATCTCTTGTAGTCGTTGCCTTTTCCCAAACTTCATCTTGAGAAAATCTTTTTCTGTTGTTGTATTTATCGCCTAGCAACTTTTTAACCTTCTCTATAACATTTTTAAGGGCCTCATAAGTTTCCTTGTTCATTTTTTACTCCTTTCTAGTTTAATTTAAAACTGTTTTGTTTTTATTTTTTAGCCACTTTCTAAACCACTTGTCAGCGTAGTCTGTTGTTTCGCCTTCATATTCTAACCAAAAACCTTTTTTCTCGTTGTGCCAGTTAGCTATTATCAAACCGTCATCAGTATCAGCGAAACATCTAGCGTTGATATCATCATCTATCCCAATTTTCCAGTTTTTGTATCCTGCTACAACTTCTATCATAATTCTCCTCTCTTTTATTAAATTATATTTCTTCGTAGCCGTTATCACTTGTTATCAAGCCAACATTATCAACATCTTCGGGGTAGACTCTAGCAAATTCAGCTTTAGCTTCTTTCAAATTGTCAGCTTCTATAACTCCCACTTCTGCGTCGTGTTTATCTGTTGCTTTTACTTCAAATTGATAGTTCATTTTCTCCTTTCTTTTATTAAATTGTTTTTATTTTCCCGTTTCTCTCTAAAATTATCTTTTCTAACTCCCAACTTTCTGGACAGTAACATTCAGGCAATTCAACTCTATCTTGGTATATCTCTAGAGCCTCATTTCTACTGTTAGCTTCGATAGTATGCTTAATGTTTATATTAGATATTATATGATATTTTTCCATAATTTACTTCTCTCTTTTAATTAGTTAGTATTCTCGGCAACTCTCGGCAACTTTTGGTCAGTTTTGTTAAGTTAGTTTCCAACCAGCCCCAAAAGTTATCCACAATCAGGCTTGTTTTATCTGTTTCTTTTTGCTATAATAGCCCAGACAAGCCACAAAACTATCATTGTATAAACTAGACCAGCCCCGAACCATAACAATTTGTCAATTAACTGAAAAATTGCCTCTTCATTCATAGTTAAACCCTCCATTTATTAATATATTGATTAGTACCTCTTGCCCTCTTGAATCTAATTAATAGATAGAACAGGACAAGCCCGACCAGATAGTAGAATAGACCACCACCAGAAAACAACTGAGCGATAACAGCCCCGATAACAGCTAGAGCCAATAATTGTTTAATTGTTTTAATCATTCTCAAGGTTAGTTAATAGTTATTGAGGGGATATTGTAGGATATAAGCTCTGTTTTAATTGTTAGCCTATCGTCACAACACCCCCCAAAGTTTTAACACGACCCGATAAATAACATTTAGATATTCACCAGTATCTGTTAACCGTTACTAGCTATTACTAACTAGCAACAGGTCAAAAGATATTAGTAACTGATAGCGTGATATTCATATTTGTTCTTAAACTCATCAACAGTTATTTCTCTAAGTTTTAAGTGACATTTTTCTCTAGTTGCTAAATCTTCTCTTTTAACTATTTCTAAGGTATTTTTAGCTGATAGCACTTTGATAACCTTATCCCCGTCCAGTAATTCATAAATCTTTTTATCCATAACTCCTTATATTAGTTTACTATACTTGTATCTATTGCGTCAGGGATGTTTTTGTCTTCAATTAAATCAGATAAACATAATGTAACTTCTTTAATTAATCTTTTTGCTTTAAAGTCTTTTGCGTCATCTGCTCTATCCCATAGACCGCCGAGCGAGTCAACTAAATCAGCAAGGCAATCAGCTTTGTTATACTCTCCTTCAATCTTTTTGTCCCACCATGTTTTGTTCATAATCCTTTTGTTAATTGCTATTGTCTATAGTATACAGGATAGCAATAGAGAAGTCAAGAGCTAGAATAGACCAGTATTTCATTTAACAGGTTAAAGTCTAGAGCCTATACGCCATTCTAAGCCCCTAGAATATCAAGCCCTTATGTTATCACCTAGCTAGTCAACCACTGATTATCAGCGTCTAACCTGTAACAATTACAAGCTAGTATTGTTATCAGCCCCGTGATGGTGGCACACTTCCGCCCTTAGTTAAGCCTAAAGAATTAAACAACAGACTAGATATATTGTCAAGGTAGTTAGTGGCTAGCTCATACCTGTTAGTTGTTAAAAAAATCCCGTTATTATTAAATATATACATTATTGTATGGTGGGGTAAGGGGTAAAGGGGTTAGTTTCTATGTCTTAGGGTACCCTCCCAACTTCCAGCGCACAAAATAAATTTCAAACTCTTATTTGACAAATCAGCATATATCTGACTTTGACAAATTAACTATTATTTGACAAATTAACACCTATAATACATAATGACTGTAATGGATATAAAGAGAAAAAAACAAGCTCTCGCTCTGAAGTCTCTTTATTACTTTGACAAAAAAGTTCTTGGATATGACAAAATGGAAGATAACCCACATTTGGAACTAACCAAATATATTCAAGATGTGAAAAAGAGAAAGAAACTAATACTTATGCCTAGAGGGTCCTTCAAGTCCTCTGTCGTTACGATTGGATATAGCTTACACTCTATAGTTAGAAACCCTGACATACGTATCTTGATAGCCTCTGAGAAGCTCTCTAACGCTAAAAGGTTCTTATCTAGTATCAAGGACCATATAGTGTACAATAAGGAGTTTATTGAGCTGTTCGGTGAGTTGGACCCAAAGGATAAGCGTGATGGGGTGTGGAACCAAGATGAGATAGTGGTTAATACTAGGGAAAAGATGCATTTAAAGGAACCTACTGTTTCTACAGCTGGGATTGATGTTGCTCAAGTAGGGATGCATTATGATTTGATAATTGTTGATGACCCTGTTTCTAATAACAATGTTGGGACTAAAGACCAGATTGAGAAAACTATTAATTGGTATAAGTCAATGTTGTCTATCTTGCAACCAGATGGGGATATTATCTTAATTGGTACTAGGTGGGACTATGACGATTTATATGGTCATATTTTAGATAATCCTGAATTAAGGGAAAATTACTCCACATTTATTAAACAGGCTGTGGATAAGTCAGGGAAACTGCTTATGCCAGAAGTGTTATCAAAAGAGTTCTTAGAAGAGCAGAAGGTGGAGCAAGGTCCATACATCTATAGTTCCCAATATATGAATGACCCAGTTGCCTCAGAAGACGCTACCTTTCGGAGAAAGTGGTTCAAGTACTATACTCCAGATGACCTAGATGACCGTGTATTAATTAAGTATACAATGGTTGACCCAGCTTACAGTGAGGAGGAAGAAAATGACCAAACTGCAATAGTTACAGTTGGACTTGACAAATTCGCAAATATTTATATACTAGATGTGAGAGCATTTCGGAAAGCATTGCCTTCTGACATAATTTTCGAAATATTCCAAGTACTAGAAAAGTATCAACCTCGAAAGTGGGGTTTAGAACAAGTGGTTTTCAAAGAGTCGCTATCTTTTGAATTTGGAATTAAAAACAGGGAAGAAGGACGTAACTTCAAGCTACCAGAAGAACTTAAACCTGGTCGTAGAAGCAAAGATGAACGTATCAGGGGATTACAACCATTATATGCCTCTGGCAGGATATTCCACAAAAAGAGTAATGAAATGACTGCTGAATTAGAATATCAGTTGACTCACTACCCCAAAACCAGACACGATGATATTATCGATGCTCTGGCATTCTTAAAAGACATTGCAGTAATTGAGAAACCAGTACAATCAAAAAATAGTGTTCCTAAAGTACTTTTAGAACCAACATCAAAATTAACTGGATACTAATGGGTACTGTAAAAAATCCTAAAAAACTAGAGCCTACTAAGCAAAATCCTTTCTTGGGGTTGACTAAGAAACAAGAAAAATTTGTCCTAGAATACATTAAAACCAAAGACGCCACTAAAGCAATAGAAGCGGCCTTTAACCCAAAGTCCCATAGAAACGCAACTGTTATGGGCTATGATTATATCAACAGGCCACACATCAGAAAATCGATAGAATATGCGATGATGATGGGGGTCAATAGGGAGATAGCTTATTTAAAACTGCAAGACGGGTTAAACGCCACTAAACATACTAGAACTACTGTTGGGCTTGAAGAGGTTCCTGACTTAACCGAGAGAAGAAATTATCTCGATATGTATTTTAAGTTGACTGGAGAATATGCTCCTGAGAAGAGAGAAGTTAAGGAAAAGACTAGGGAAATGACCTCAGAGGAAGTCCAAGAAGAAATAGAAGAATTAAAAGAATACGAGAAAAAAGATGAGTGAAACCAAAAAGGTTAAAACATACCAAGACGTTTTAAAAACCTACAAAAAGGAAGACGATGCTCTGAGCCATTATATTCCCACTGAGGAAGAGGTTAAGGTAATAAGGGCAGTCTATCAGCGATACTCAGACATGAAGTCATTTAGACTAGGTGGAGAAAGTGCACCAACAAATTTTGAAGATGATTGGGACAGTTGGGAAAAGTTATATATGGGCAGACAACCAGAGAGAAAAGAAGGAGACTGGAGAAGCAAGATTATTGTTCCAATGGCTTATTCATTGGTTGAGTCAGTTATGTCAGATGCTTCAGAACAGTCATTCGGCCCGCTATTCAAGCCAGTTGAAGAAGATGATGCCGCCAAAGCAGATTTAGTTAAACACATAGTAGAATACACTATGAGTAAAGGTAACTTCAAGACTGAATATGAGAAAGCTGAAAAGAGTGCTTGTATCTTTGGCACTGGGATTTTACAGGAATACTGGAAGAGTGAGAGAAGAATTCTAAAAGATTTGGTTAAGTTTGATAAGAACAAGGATATTCAAGAGTATAAAGAATACGAACAGACAGATTTTGATGATGTCTATGCTGAATCAGTAAATATAAGAGATTTCTACATTGATGAAGCTGCTGATGATTTTGATGGTCCTAAGGCTGCTAGAGATTGTATCAGAAGATATATTATCTCAGCAAATACTTTCCAAAGACTATACGGGAAAGAATACGAGAATTCTAAATATGTCATTTCTGGTGGTGATACTAGCAGATATGAATTTTACAAAGCACCAAAAGGAATCAATGATGATGAAGTAGAAATGCTATGGTACTGGAACAGAGAAGAAGATAAATTAATTATTGTTTGTAATGATGTACTGTTAAGAAATGGACCAAACATATATGACCACAAGGAACTTCCATTTGCTAAGATTACATTTGTTAAAAGACCAAATTATTTCTATGGCATTGGATTACCAGAAATACTAGAATCTCAGCAGGAAGAGTTGAATACTATTAGAAGAATGAGATTGGATAATGCTCATATGTCTATTCACAAGATGTTTCTAATTGGAGACAATATAAGTATCTCTGAAGAGGATTTAGTGCCTAGACCACATGGCCATATCGAAGTAGGTGGGGATGTAAGCCAATTCAAACCACTAGAATACTCAGATACCAAACAATCAGCATATTTAGAAGAAGACAGATTAAAAGATGATATTGTTGTTGCTACTGGGATAGAACCTAGAATGGAATTGAAATCAGATGTTAGTGCGACCGCGGAAGGAATAAGGAAAGAAGAACTGTTAAAACGTATCAGACATCACTTCAATAGTGTTAAAGAAGAACTAGCAAGATTATTCAAACTTAGACTATCTACAATCCAACAGTATTATTCAAAACCTCAGTTAGAAAGAATAACTCCTGAAGAGTTGAGTAAGGAATATATGGAGGAAATTCGTGATGAGGGAAGATACTTGGAAGTAAATAACCAACCATATGAACAGAAATACCGTTCTATAAGATTAGATGGCAAGGAGATTATTAGGAAGAAAGAAAATGGTAGGGATAGAGTGGCTGTTAGAGAGATACCAGGATATTCATTTTTCGATGTTGAGCCAGAGCTTATTAGGGCAAAGTTAGATGTCGAAGTAGAGATAGAGTCAATGCCAATATCAAAGGCATACAACCAACAGAGATGGGATTTACTATATGACAGAGCAATCCAGAATCCTACTATTACACCAGAAAATATAACCAAGAAATGGTTGAAAGCACACGAAGTTAATCCAGATGATGTTATGACTGGAGCAGAATCTATTGCTGATAAGATTCAGGAAGCTAGGGAAGAATTCACAGGGCTATTAAACGACGAAGAAGTACCACCAAACGAACAACCAACAGAAGAACATATCCAGGAACATCAAGAATTGCTAGAGGCAGGTCTAAATTATGGCAATATTCAAGAGGATTCAGAAGTTTATGCCAATATTACTAGACATATTGATGATGAAGTAAAAATACTACAGGGTGAGAAGCAAAAACAAATGGAGATGATGCAGATGGCAGAGCAAGCAAAGAACGGTGGTGGTCCTGTAAACCCAAACCAAGCGGCAATGACTGGGCCTGGTAATACTCCTGCTACCCCAGCACCAAACGTAGCACCAAGCGAAAATGGATAATTTTAAAATAACAATTACCAAAGAAGAAGAACCAGAGGATGTTAAAGGAAATCCTGACAACCCAGTGCTAGTTGAAAGAGATAGAGGGAAGAGAGAGACTGAATGGGAGCTTGTTAATGAGATACTTGGTTCAGCCAAGAAGAGATATCTTGACGGCAAAGAACCACTAGCACAATCATTAGTTAATACAATTCAAGCCCTTGCAGATGAATATAGGGCATTGAGAGATAAAGAGTCAAAACCATATCGAGGAGATATGGAGGAAGATATACAAGAAAGAAGAGAAGAAGAAAAAAATAAGCCATTTTAAATGAAGTATAACGAACCAACAACTAGGGAAAAAGAAGACCAACTTTTGATTGAAGTAGAGAAAGGAATGAGTGATGTAGAGAAAGATTCAATAAAAGACTTGGCAACTTCAGAAGAATTCAAAAGATTTGAATCAATTATCGAGGAAGGTATGATAAGGGCGGGTATAGCAACTATGATGGCTAAGGGAACCGATGAAGAAATCTTAAAAGATTTATACTTCAACAAGGGTAAATATGGTGCGTTATTATATATAAAAAGGATAATCAGAAGTAAATATAAAGCTGTTAAGAGAAAAGATAAAAAATAGTGTATTTCATAATTAATATATTGGGATAACCTTACAAGGCCCCAAAGGAGAAAAATGACTAAGAAAGAGGACCCTACAAAAGAAGATTCAAAAGAAACTTCAGAAGAAGGAAAATCCGAAGAAACCCCCTCAGAAGAGCCCGAGGAAAAGGTTGAAGAAAAAGGTGAAGAAGATGATTCCAAAAAAGAGCCCGAGGAAGAATCTGATTCAGAACCATCAGAGGAAGAGAAGACTAAGGCGAAAGAATCGCTTAGGAAATTCAAATCTAATGATGACTTGAGCAAAAGTTACAGTGAAGCTGAGAAGAAGATTTCCCAGCAAGGCACAGAGATTGCTGAACTGAAAAAGAGGATTTCTAAAAAGGAATCTGAAACAGAAGAGAAAGAGAGTACGCCAACAGATGACACAACTGCAGAAGGTGTATCAGTTGATGTATTAAGACAAAGACTCGATTATCTTGAGAATACCGTCACAGAGAAGGATATCGACGATTTCTTAGACGCAAATCCTGCTGCTGCTAAAGAAGATGTGCAGAAAGCTATGGAAGAACATGTAAAAGTTTATAGAGCACAAGGTTTTCCTATGAAACAAGCTCTTGAAAACTCTTACAAAATCGTAGCTGGAAACGACGATGCAATTCTAAAAGCACAAGCTGATGTTCAAAAAAATAAAGAAGGCTCAATATCTTCTGGTTCGTCTAGGGATATACCGAGTAAAAAGGTCGAACTCAGTGATGACCAAAAAAAGGTTGCTGAGAAGCTCGGTTTGACTGATGATGAGTATACAGAAGGTATAATCAATTAAACTAATTTACTAACATGGCTGGATTTGAATACAAAGAACAATTAACTGGCGGAAACCAATCACCAGGATTTTGGACAAGAACTATTTATGACAGTGCAACAATCACCGTTGGTGATGCTGTTGACTTAACTAGTGGTTATGTCACTCCTGCTGATGATGGTGATGCTGTATTGGGTATTGTTATAGGTCTTGTTGACAAAGATGGTATCGATTTGACTAACACTGGCTACTCACTAGATGGTACATATACTGAAGGTGGAGTTGGTGTAGAAACTTATGTTGCTGCTTCTGATAATGAGACTGTTATGAAAGTTCAGGCTCAGATTATAGTTAGCAAAGATGCGTTATTTTATAACGATGCTGCTGGTGCTATGACTGAAGCTGAAGTAGGTACTTTTTTTGATATTACTGATGAGGACCAAATCAAAGACCAAAGTGGTTCTACAACTGTTGGGGCATTTCAACTTATGGAAGTTGACCCTAACAATGAGTCAGATATGTCAGAAGGGCTATTTCGTATAGCTGAATCGGCATTAGACCCATACACACAAGACTAATAACTAATCGGGAAATACAATGGCAAAAAGGTCAAGTTTCGGAGATATACTAGAACCTGGGTTTCGAAAGGTCTTTTTCAAAAGACTTGAGGACCTTCCTGAGCAGTATACACAAGTGTTCAATATTGAAACTTCTGATAAACAAGACGAGAAATATTCTTCTGTTTCTCAAGTCGGAATTTATGAAGAAGTTTCAGAAGGTGGTACCTATCCATATGAAGACCCTACACAAGGTTATGATACAACCTTGTCACACAAATCTTGGAAGAAAGCTGTCAAAGTAACAGAAGAACTATATGAAGACGACCAATATAACATTATTGGCAAAGTTCCTGGCTCTCTAGCTACTTCTGCTAGACGAACTCAGGAAACAGTTGCTGCTGATGTTTTCAATTACGCCTTTACTAGTGGTGGTGGTGGAAACGCTGCTTTTACTGCTGGTGATGCTGTCGCTTTATGTAGTGATTCTCATCCAAGAGCTGATGGTGGAGCTGTACAAGACAACTACGTTACTGCCGATTTAGACGAAGACTCTATTGAGGCTGCTAAGGTAACTATGAGAGCTACCCTAGATGACAAAGGTCAGAAAGTTTTAGTTCAACCAGATAAGATTGTAGTACCTCCTGCCCTTGAAAAAGAGGCAATGATACTTATGAAATCTTCTGGTAGAGTTGGAACTGCTAACAATGATACTAATGTCTTTAAGGGAATGTTTGACATAGTTGTTTTGGATTACTTAACTTCTAACACAGCGTGGTTCATGATGGATTCTTCTAAAAACGGGTTACTATACCTATGGAGAATTAAACCTACATTCGAACAAGACACTGCTCAAGACACTGGAGAAGCTCTATACAAATCTCGAATGAGATTTTCAGTTGGCTGGACCGACTGGAGAGGCTTCTACGGTTCTACTGGCGATAACGCCTAATCTCACTTAACAATTTAGGTTAGGGATAGAGCCTCTACTACAAATGAAAGTTTGTTTGGCTCGAAAGGATTGCCCATCCTTCCCTAACACCAAGGGCAACACTGCAACGAAGGTACAATACTTAAATACATAGAATGAAAAATTTTAATAGATGGATTTGGGGAGTAGACAACGCTTCAAATTTGAAATCACTATTGAAGATTAGTGCTGGCTTTACAAAGGTTCCTGAAGTGGCAGCTGCATCAGCAACTGCTATTCATGCTGCAATCACTGGTTCTAGTTCTGCTGTAACTGCAGTTTCGACTTCAATCACTGACCCAGACCACCCAAGGGTACTTAAAGTTACTCCTGGTGGAACAACTGCAGATGTGTCCGCTTGTGATATTACTATCACTGGAACTAATGTAGAGAATAAGACTATTACTGATACATTTACTTTTGCTGAGAATGGTTCCACAGCTGTTGAGGGTACTAAGGTTTTTAAAACAGTAACCTTAATTTCTATCCCAAAACAGGATGGAGCAGCTGCTACTTTTTCGATTGGTGCTACTGACAAGCTGGGTTTGTTTCATAGGTTATATCCTAACCAAACAACCGTTAGGGAAATAACATACTACGACGACGCAGCTAATGTATCACTAAATACTTCTGAACCAACAGTAGTAGAGCACGAAGTAGATATAGAAAAGAATTATGTAACTCCTGATGATACACCAGATGGTTCTACACCATACATTTTTGCGTATATTTATGATGAATGGGGACTAAATGAGGGTGTGAATCATACTTGGTCAACAAGTACATCCACTTCAACTAGCTCAACTTCTTCTTCTACCTCTTCTACTTCTTCTTCAACCAGTTCAACCTCATCTTCAACAAGTTCGACTTCAACTAGTTCTACTAGTTCGTCAACTTCTTCAACATCTACATCAACAACTACAGCACCATAGGTTTAAACGGAGTGTAGGGGGAGTGCTGCCCCCTACTCCAACTAGAAAGGAATAAATGAGAATTACACCAAAACACCACTTCGATGATAGTCATACTGTTGAGTTTGACAGCCCAGCTTCTGATGAAACGCTTATCACCCCACCTACTGGAAAATATGTTAGTGTTAAGGATGTCTTTTGTGTAAGCGAAGCTACTTCTGGTGCCGTGACACTAAAATTTGCTACTTCTAATAATACTGTTGCTAAGTTTTATATGGCAGCTAACAAGAATCATTATAAGATTGGGGCGATTTCAATAGATGGTGCTGCAGACGAAGTATTATCAATGGACGCTACTACAGCAGCTGGAAGCAATTACCTAATTATAGTAAATTATACTTTTGAATAATGTTTGAAATTGACTATCTAAGCAGGATATTAGGAAAGACTAGTAAAAACACTGATGGCAGACAAGGAGCTATGGCAGTTGTCCAAATTGGTGGTAAGAAATATGATTCTGCTGAGTTTTCAATACCAACTGGAACTTCTAAGTATAGTTTAAATACCGATTCAGATAGTTATAAGACGAGTGGTAATGTGTTTAACAATATAGATAAGGCCTACTTTACAGAAGTTAGAACTGATACAGATATCACAATCAGATTCAATGAAGATGATAATGACCCAATATCACTAGACGCAAATGAAAGTGTGATGGATACACCTCATATAGAAGTAAATGACATTTATATTACAAACGCTTCTGGAGATACGGCCACAGTAAAAATAAGATTAGCATAGTGAAATTCAGTATTATTTTACCAGTTAAGAATCGCCCAGTAAGAGTAGCTAGGGCGATAAACAGTGTTATAAACCAACATTTTGAAGATTGGGAGTTAATTGTTGTTGATGACTATAGCGACGATGAAACTCCAAATGTTCTCAAGTCTCTAGCAAAGCACGAATCAAGAATAAAAATTATTACAAACGAAGAAACGAAACAGCGTGCTATATCTAGGAATAGAGGGATGCGAGAGGCAGAAGGAGAATGGATATGTTGGATGGATAGTGATGATGAGTACCTTACTAATTATTTAAAATCTTTTGATGAAGCAATAAAGAGTTACCCAGATTATTCAGTTTTTAATGCTAGACATCTAATTTGTCATCCAGAGGATACCCATATAAAGCCATCCGAACCTTTCAGCCCAAAAAAAGAAAAGATTGGGCATGAGTGGTTTCCTAATGGTAATATCGGAACTGGAATGTTCATCTTTAAAAGAGAATTGCTAGAAGACAAAGATATGTGGATACCAGAAGAGCAAAGTCCTTATCAATTTGCAGCTAATTCTGGTATACCAATGAAAAGAGAAGATTACCCAGAGGCATTCCAAGATAACGAGTTGATAATAGGAATATCACTTGGTAACCCGTGGGGCGATGACTACTGTCAATTCTACTACCTAACTAGGAAGCACCATAGCAAACCATTAAAGACAGCATTATATAAAGTATATCCTCGAAGTAGTGAAGAGGAGTTTAAAGATAAAGACTGATGAAAACATTAATTATTGGCACGGGAGAAATTGGGTCAGCATTAGCAGAATATTTATCTGATTATCACGAGGTGTTTCAAAGAGATATTGAACAGATAGAAATTGATGAAGATATAGATGTATTGAATATTTGTTATCCATACTCTGACAAGTTTGTTGAAATTACTAAAGAGTATATAAATGAATATAGTCCGACGATAACTATTGTACATTCTACAACTGATATTGGTACCTGCAGAAAGATAGGGAAAAATGTTATTCATTCTCCGATTGAAGGGAAACATCCAAACCTAGAAACATCTATGAAAGAGTGGAGAAGATGGTTGGGTTGTAAAGATAAACTGTCGTTAGCTCTAGCAGAAAAATTTTTTAGAGAAGCTGACATGAGAGTAATATCGTTGGCAGACTCGAGATTTACTGAATATCTAAAGTTGAGAAGTACCACAAAGTATCTATGGAATATAGCTTGGGCAGAGATGGAGGGGGAATGGTCAGAGAAGTTAGGAATGCCATATAACTATAATCAGAAATACGACATAGATTACAACATCCTGTATTCTAAGTTAGGGTTACCGCAGTTCAAGAGATACATTTTGGACCCACCAGAAAGCAAAGAAATAGGTGGGCATTGCCTGATACCTAATAGAGATATGTTAAGTAAAAGTATGCCACATAAGTATTTAAAAATATTAGAAGATTATGAGCAAAAAGAAGATTAGACCAGTTGACATAAGTATGATTACCTGGAACCGCCCAGATTTTACTAGACGAAGTATTGAAGCTATACAAAATAATACTGGCTGGCCACATAGACTTATAGTTATTGATAATGGTAGTGATAAAGAAACAAAAGAACTACTATGGGATATGTATTCAAACAAAAAGCTAGACTTGCTAATGCTATTAGAGAAAAACTATGGGCTAGAATATGCTAAGAATGTAGGACTAGATTATGTTAAAACAAAGTACCACGTTTCTACTGATAACGATATCTTGCCAGAGAAAGCGTGGTTAGGCAGACTAGTAGATTTAATGGACAAAAATAAAGAATACAAGGCTATAGCATTAAGACCACAAATACTTATAGGTTCAGGAAATATATTCGAGGGGGAGAAAGACGATATTGTTGAGTATGGACACGTTCCTGGTTATTGCAGGATAATGGATACTAAATTAGTTAAAGATATAGGTGGTTGGAGAGACAATTTAGAAGAAATAGATAGCGAAGAGTTTAGACAAAAAAGAGGACATGAAGAGTTGTATATATCAGAAAAGATAAGAGAAAGAGGATATAAAGTAGGTTGGGCGAGAAATGTGAAATGTCATCACTTATTTGGAAATAATGAAACAGACCCGTGGGGTTATCCAAAGGAGTGCAGGCCAGAAGACCATGGTCATAATGAGGTTTCACATATCCCTCCCAGTCCAGACAAGGTAAAGGGATATGAATGACATAACAGCGATGGTGTGTAATTGGATGACTGCTGAACGTACAAAAAATGCTGTTAACAGTTTTAGGCAATTTTATAGCGACGTACCTTTAATCATAGTTAATGATGGTCCTAACAATTCTATAGCTGGAGGATATTTTTCTAGTAGGCCGTCCGATATTGATTTGGATACTTCTAAGTTGGAAGACTTAGGAGAATTCGTAGATTGTGGAGAACATCTTAGTCATGGTGGGGCAATAAACGAGGGAGTGAAACATATAAATACTAAGTGGTTTTTCCTATTTGATTCGGACATAATATTTAAAAAAGGCGGTTTTTTAGAGAAAATGATACCAGAAGAAATGGTATCAGCGGTAGGATTAGGTAAGACACAACATAGTGATTTTCCTAAGATATCTAACCACGCAGTTTTGTATAGAGCAGACTTAGCAAGAAAGTTCAAACTAAGTTTCAAGTCTATCCAATATACTGATGATGGGGAAATAATATATTTCCACCCGTACAATGATAAAGTTCCTTCTGGAACTGGGTTAGAAGCTGGGACAGGATATGTACACGAGCTAAGAACGAGAGGATATTCAATTAAAGAGTTCCCAATAAATTATTACTATGAACATTCGCCAGTATAAGATTAGGTTAGAAGAGCCAGACCAGATAAAAAGGCATAATCTACATATTCATGGTAATGGTGTCCATTCGTTTATTTATACCAAAGGGTTGAGACAGATAAAGAACGATTTTGACAGGGATAAAATTTGTCTAAAGGTAATGAGAGAAAAGTCTGATGATATAGAAAAGGCTTGGTGGGGACCTAGTAATGAAAATGGTTCACTACTACTTGAGGCAACGAAAATACAGAACATTTACTGGATAAATGATTTGGCACCAAGGGTATATGGGATAATAAGAGTAAATGACTATTGGGCACACGTTACCGATTATCTTGGAAAGTTTGGAGAGGAGAATGAAATACAACAGCATGCTGAACCATCTAAAGAGATTATGAGTAAAATTGAAACTATAGCCACTGAAAATCGTATTAAGATATATTACCACGATTGGAGAGTGAAAAATGAAATGGATGGTAAATGGATTGATTTCCAAAGCTTTAGATTCAAAGATGATTATGAAGATGTATTGAGAAAAGAAGTTGATGGAGTATGTAACTGGCACCCTCCAGGAAGCTACCAAGAGTTTCCAGAGATAGAGTTAAAAGGTAGACGAGATAACGAGCACCGTATAAAAGCATTAGGTCTCGATAAGATAGATTTCGAGGGCAAAACAGTATTAGATATTGGTTGTTCTGCTGGAGCGTTCTGCAATTATGCTGAAGAACAAGGGGCAAAAAGAGTTGTTGGTTTAGAACTACCAGAACGAGCAGATACTGCCAGAAAATTATCTAACTTCCTAGGTTATTTCAATATAGATTACTATGGAGTTGACCTGAAAAAAGCTACCCATAAGACAATATCAGATATGGTGGGGATTGATAAATTCGATATAGTATTGTTCCTATCTATGGGTATGCATATAGGTTATCCGAGTTTCGTAAAGAAGTTTGTTAAAGATTTATTAATATATGAAGGTAATTGTAGAGATGATGATGAAAAAATTATTAAAGAGATTAAGAGAAATTTTGAAGAGGTTAATGAAGTCGGGGAAACAAAAGATTTATTCAATAGGCCAGTGATATGGGCAAGATAGAAGAATTATTCAAAGAACAGTTATCATCTAACATATCAGCAGGTGATAGAGAATTGCTTGTCAAGTATGCTTCTAAGGTAAAAGATGGATTGATAGTAGATTTTGGAACTGGTACAGGGTTTTCAGCATTTATCCTGTCATTAGCAAGCCCATCATCAAAGGTTATATCATTAGATGTAAGAGAAAATAGTTTTAGACACGGGAACTTCCACGAGAAAATGGGTACAGATGATGAATATATCAAAAAATTGAGTGATATAAAAGAAAGGTACCAAATCAAAAACTTGGAAATATTAATAGATGATTCGTTAAAGTTCGAACCACCAGGAAGAGTAGATTTAGTCAATATAGATTCAAGTCATGAATATGAACATACTAAGAAAGAGATAGATAGGTGGAAAACATATGTAAGCGGACATTTCATCTTCCACGATTACAATAACCTAGATGAAGTGAAAAGGGCAATAGACGAAAGTTTCGATAAAGATAGATTAATAGAAAATAAAGGCTTGAGCCAAGTAGTAAAGTATGATGGATTATTATCACAATTTTAGTAAGACTATTACGCCTGGTAGAGAATTTCTTAACAGAAAGAAAATGCCAGAGTTCGCTAGAACCTTTAAAAGTGGGGATAGGATTTTAGAGATAGGAACGCACATATTTTGGGATTATAGCAGTCTGTTTAATAATGTCGAAAGACTTTGCAAGTTTGAAACACTAGAGAAAGATTCCAACTTAAACCCAACCTATACAGCTGATATACAGGAGTGTCCAGAAATACCAAGTGATAGGTTTGATGGTATCTATATGATAGGAGTATATGAGTTTCTAGATTATACTCAGGAAATGGCAGATGAGATTTATAGAATGCTTAAACCAGATGGCAGAGCTTTAATAGTTTACCCAGGTTACCAAGATGGGCAGGGTTTCGGACAAGGTGGCCATGGAACAAACTTGTGTAGTGGAGGTGAGTGTTGTAAATCACATAGAAAGCCAATATTAGAGATAATGGGAAAATACAAGATTTTAGATATATCCTTCGCTTACGAGGGAAATAAACATTCAATGATAGCAGTACATGGACAAAAGTGATATAACCTGCGTAATTTGTAATTGGATGGCTTGTCGTTTAGCAAGAGGTGCGGTAGTTAATTTTCATAAGTATTATCCTGATATTAAGGTTATTCTAGCTGATGATGGGACACTAGATGAAAGTGGCCATGAGGTTTATAACTCTGCGTACAATAGGGATGCTCATAATGCTAAAGAGAGAAAAGACCTTGATGTAGAGAAATTAAAAAATCTTCCCAATACTCAGTTATTGTTGTTCAAGAATCATATGGGTCATGGCTTTACTCTTGATAGAGTATTACCTCATGTTAAGACTGATTTAATGTTAACAATGGATAGTGATATAAGAATTACTGAAGAGGGAAGTATAGAGCAATATTTGGAGGAGTTTAATAAAGACTCAGAAAATATTTATTCAGTAGGAGCAACGATAGGCGATTTCTTTTGTGACAATAATGGCAAAATAAATTATTCATGGATTAGTCCCTCTTTTGCCCTATGGAATATGGAGCCACTGAGAAGATATGCTAGATTGAGTTTTTCTAATTTTATTTATTCTGTTGCTGGGGGACATTGGGGAACAGGAGCCTGTCTCTGCAAGCAATTAGAGACCAGCGAGATACATCGACCAAGAAAACCATACAAAGCAGTTCATATTGCTAATGAGGTAGAACAGGTACCACATGTATATCACATGAGAAAGTTTTCTAATGATTCTTCTGAAGAAGAAAGATATAAGAAGTGGGAGGAGTTAATTGATGGATAAAAATGTAGTAATTAGGCATGACGATTTCGACTTTCGCCACGACCTAAAAAAGTATAAAGAGATTCACGAGCCATTTCTAAAGTATGACATTACTCATACTGTCAATATCCAGTTCTTTCACAATGAACAATGGAGGCCTAAAGAGGATATAGTCAAGTATCTATTAGAGGAAGATAACTATGATATTCAACTTCACGGCTGGAGACACGTTAAATACGGTCTGCTAGACTTTGAAACATCCTTTGCAGAGTTATCAGCTTGTTGTCTATGGTTTAATGTGCTGTTCGGCAAAAGACCAGAAGTATTCTATCCACCTTGGAATCATACTGATGCAACGACAAAAAAAGCATGTGATAATCTAGGGATAAAGATTAGCAACGAGAACCTACCGATGAAATGGTATTATAAAGACCATATAGTTGAAGGGAAGGATTCTATGGATTTCCCAGAAGGTCATAAAAGATTTGATGAGTTTAATACAATGTATTTCCATGACCACGACCCAGAGGATACAGAATGCCTAGATGAAGTATTAAAGTATATAAACAACAAGTATAAATAATTATGAAAAAACAATTTTGTAGCAAATGTGGCAAAGAAACGAAGCATGAGTTTTTAACCTATAATGTTGGTAAAGGGATTGGTTCAAAACAGATAGGATATGATAAATGTGTTAGGTGTGGTAACAAAACTAATATTAGCGAAAGCGTTAATCATTCAGATAAAAACTGGGAATATAAATTAAGAATGAGAGTTCCTAAAATGCCAAAATGAAGATATGCGTGTTTGACCCATATATATTCAAGTTCAGCCAGCCAATGATAGACCATTGGAAGAGCCTTGGTCATGAAGTAAAGGCACAGCCATATTATGAGCCAGACTGGGTTAGGTGGGCTGATGTGGCATATTTTGAAACAGTTGATAATAACCTCCAGACATTTAGTAGAGAAGACTTTGAACATAATTGTAGAATCGTTACAAGGATAATAGATATAGACGCTTGGGTTGGACACCATGAGAGTGTTAACTGGAATAAAGTAGATGATATAATATTTGTAGCAAAGCACATTAAAGATAAAGTATTAAATGAACTTGGAGATATTAGTTGCAAAACCTACCATATTCCTTGTGGCGTTGATGTTAATAAGTTTAGCTTTAATCCTAACCCAAGGAATAAGAAGATAGCATGGGTTTCAAAAAGATGGCACGGTAAAAATCCAGATTTAGCAGTAATAATCCTTAGAGAATTGCTTAAAAAAGATAAAGGTTGGTCGCTCCACATGTTAGGAGATGAAGATATGGAGACATGGTACAAGAAATATTTTGAGCAACTCTGTGAGGGTTTACCAGTAACGATTGAGAAGTATGTCGAGGATATAGATAAGTGGTATGAGGATAAATCCTATCATTTATTAACAAGTAAGAAAGAGGCATTTTCTTATGTAACATCTGAAGCAATGTGTAAGGGGTTAAAACCAATAGTACACAACTTCTATGGGGCACGAGATATTTGGGGAGATTATGTATTTGATACACCTAGCGAAGCAGTAGAGATGTTTTTAGGAGATTTAAACCCAAAAGAATACAGAGATTTCATTAGTAGCAATTACAGCCTTAACAAAATGTTAGAAGAAACTGATAAAGTTATATGCCACGAGTAACGATTGATGAAAACAAGTCTAGCGGTATGGTAGGTAAAAATACAAGTAGGGCTTCAAATATAGGTAGCTCAGTCAGATTTGATACAACCAAAGCAACATCAATAGAGCAGGATGTAGAAATAAGATACTGGGATGATGGCATAACAAAATGGGACGAGACAGGAATAAAATGGGACATATGGTACTCCAGCGACGGAGATGTACAAACAAATGATTATCCAAGAGCAAGTGTAAATAAGGAGAAAATTAGAAATGACTAGAAATATCACAAATCCAGCAGACAGTTCAGCATTAGCTTCATCAGCTATTCGTGATGAACTGCAAACTTTGGAAAATGAAATAACCAGTATAACAATAGGCCACGACCATGATGGTACTGACTCCAAGAAATTGGATTGGGATTTAGTTTGGAGTGATGCTGCCCATGACCATTCAAGTGATGCAGAAGGGGGAATAATAAATAGTGGACAGATACCAACAGCTGGGTTAGCTGATGATGCTGTTGGCCCAACTAAGATAGCTGAAACTGGTTGGGGAGCAACTGGTGGAGTATTAAATAATTTTGTATCAAGGCTTGATGTCACATCGTGGGATATTAATAAAGATGGTGATGAAGTCACTTGGACTGATTGGGATTTAACATCGATTGTAGGTAGTACAGCAGTGGCGGCTCTTGTAAAAATCCAAATAAAAGATGATACTGTTGGTTCTCTTGTGGGTCTTAGACCAAATGGGTCAAGTTCCGACGCTGGTGACCCAGATGTAAGTGTTTATCGTATTCATACTGCTGCTTTAAGATTACACATTCAGTTTTGGTGTGAATTAGATTCTAGCCAAGTATTAGAATATGAAGTTTTAGATGCTGATGCTGCTGCTATCAGTGAAGCAAGATTAGCCATTGTAGGTTGGTTGGAACCAGCACATACATAAACTAAATAATTAATATGTTATTAAAAGCAGAACTACCAGAGATAGAAGACCAAGAGAAAGCTCAAATGAAACAACGTGCTGTCTCTAGTGCTACGTCTTTGACTGTTTATAACAATGAGGGACTAGATGCTAACGACTATATTATTGTCGGAACTCCTAAAACTGATGGGGCAGAGATTAGAAAAATATCTAGTGTATCAGGGGCTAACACAGTTAATATAGACGCTCTTGATAATGCACACGAGGAAGGAACTATAATCACCAAGATATTATATAATCAAGTAAAGTTTTATAGAGCTACAGCTAAAGATGGTACTTATGCTGTTATAACTACTGAAGATATTGAAGTTGATAGTGAATACACCGCAGGTAATGACGCAGCTCGTGCTCCTACCAGCTATCTTAAAATAAGATACTATAACGAAACTACATCTGCTTATTCTGACTAGTCGGCCCAAATG